TCATGCGACAAGATCACATCACATGAGCGATCAGCGCATCTAGACAACCCTTGCTACCAAGCGCTTGACTCGCTCAGAGAACACAACGCCTTCATCTGGCTCGTGGTTCCACGGGTTAGGGAGACCAAGTAGCCGTGCAACCCTGCTATGAACAGACATAACGTCGCCACCACGAGTCCCTGGAATAGCCCAACGTGAAGGTGGTTCGGTGTTCAATCTGGCAAGTCCGTACATAACAGACAGTGCAGCACGAAGTTCCTCAATCTCGGACTTCTCGGTCTTTACAGAATGAACCTCGCAGATAAGTGATGACCATACGACTGTCGCTGAACCGTGCTTGCCATTGGCAAGAGTGTTCAACTTGCGGCCAGAGTTACAGATAATGCCTTCAGTGGCAGCGGTCCTAAACCTCGCGCCTAGCGCACTATTAGAGCCGGTTGGATTGGCAGGTAAACCCATTCGCCAGACATCCTCAGATGTAAACTCCAAGGACCGGCGCGCCAATCGCAGGATGTAATCATCCGCTAGAGACTTCCATTCCTCGAGAGCATTCCCGTCGGCCCGCTCAATTCCAACGTCAGCCGCTTTACTGGCAGCTTCCCAATCCAAACCGATCTGCTCGTTCATACTGGCAGAATACACTGCGAGACAGACACCCCAGATGTCTGTCTCGCGTGCATCTCACCGCTTAGAACCCATTTTCGCATGAACAGGACGAAACGGTACTAGCAGGGGAAAGGGCAGCGAACTTTGCAGAGGCAGCAGCCGCACGCACTGGACGCAACGCATCTCTGAACTCAGCAAGTTCAACGTGAATGTCATTCAACTCGCGTCGCAGGTCAGCCTTTTCTGTGTCGGCAGTGTGGATCATGCCTGCCGCTACCAGAGCGGTAACTTCACCGGCTACGGAATCCCACACCCCTCTCGGAGCAGAAACCTCAGCGCCCGAGGCAACAAGACCCTCAACGATGAAGCCCGACACATTCACCGAAAGCAGACCGACAACCTCGAGCCTGCCACCCAACTGCCGCCAATCGGGTGAAACGTCGGAGCCACGGAACTTACGAACCTGCTCAGGGGACAATCCAGGGCGCAGCGCACCGGCAGCAACGATGCCAAACTCATTCTCATACAGCGCAACATCGGCCACTGCACAACCAGTGTCGGCATAGAACGCTTGTGAGTCAGAAGCCACCAACTTCAAGTTGGGGTGGACCGTATCCATGTAGATCGGGCCGGTGGCAACGAGTGTGCCTTCGCCAGTCAGCACGTTCTTGTTGCGGAAATGCTTATAGGCGCAACCTGTTTTAGGTACGGGAACGCAGCGATCAGCGAAACCAATATGACATGAGCCCCATGCAGCAACGAGTCCGTAGCAGCGCCCATCTGCATGAACCGTGAATGGCTCAATGCCCCTCATGTCACCCGGCAAGAACCACTCCATCGGAGGATTAGCAGGAACCTCAACCGTGTTCGATGCGGAGGCAACAAGTGAAGCTAGGCCCTGCTCGGCATTGCCTTCACCATGAACCCAAAGTCCAAGTGGCGAAGGCACACGCCATACATCACCAAGAACAGCAACTGCGGAAGCAACAAGTGCTTCGTCCTGCATAACGTCTTCTTTGGGCAGAACGGTTACATACGCCTCTTGGAATGCGGGGAACGGTGTGAGCGTTGCGCCCATCATGCGCCCAGAGGTAAGAACCTCGAGAGCCTGAAAGCCGCCGTACTTCATATCCTCACTTGAGAGAGTGTCGCCATCGGCGGTCATAAACTCAATGGTCACAGAGTCAATGTCTGCGGAAACTCCACGCATTGTCCCCTCTTTGAGCAAACGATGAGCCTCAATACCAGCAGAACCAGAGTCAAAGAATCCACGGCCCACAATGTTTTGTCCGTTGCGCTCAATCTCGTGGATCGAACCGGCAATGACTGCGCCATCATGCCCTGAAGCGTTGGCTGTCTGGAGCATCAGAGGCAGGGGCAGTTCACGCCAGGTCAGCGCATTCTCAGCAATCTTGCGCCCGTCACCGGACGGCAAACCCTCAACGATGAGTACACCTTCCCAGTCAAAGAGCGAAACTGGCGAGGTTTCATCAGCGAATGAGGCACCCTCGCTGGAAGCGGCCATTGGCAAAATCCCGTCAATGGTTTCTATCAGCAAATCTTCCCCCTCAGATTCACCTTCATCGCCCTCTTTGTATTCATCGTCTTCTTCTTCTGATTCAGTTTCGATAACAATGCACGAATCTGGCGGCAGCGTGATGACGATTTCTTCTTTCTCATACTCGCACTCGCACTCTCCAGAATGGTCACATTCCCCCATGCCGTGACCAAATTCTTGGTCCCCGTCTGCGGACAGCGTTTCGACAGTCTTCTCAGCCCAGCGGCGAGCCAACTCGGTCAACAATTCATCGTCCGACATAACCGAGAGATTCTCGATTCCAGATACCAGTTCCGATGCTTCAGTAGAATCCATGATCTTCCCATCCGTGTGTTGAGTTACCGATAATGCCAATTTCAGGTTCGACTGCTTCAATGCAAATTCATAATCTTGCTGCGACAGCAAGGCTGGAATCGCTCTGCCAGCATTTCTCATGTGCGTGGCGAGATGTTCGTAAACACCCTTACGGTCAGCGACAGGAATCGTCGAACCGCCGCGAGCCCCGTTCAGAATACCTATGCCAGACGAAACGGCGACCCTCGATGCAGCCCCTGGACTGCCATCCTCATTCAGGAAATGATGATGGAAGCGATATGCAATCTTCTGAGTAGGATTTTTCGCAGGATCGCGCCAAGCGTAAAGCTTGGCGAAATACTCAGGCGTATTCGGCGTTTTGACGTTCTTCTCTATTGCAAGGGGTCCGACATAACGCAGATCGCTCATACTTGTCTTATGCGGAGGAATTGCGCCAAAGGTGGCAGTCCCGTAAACCTCAGCATCCTGCAAGTTTTTATCTTCAATCATCGACATTGGTTGGTTCCCAACTATTGAAAGTTCGTAGGTTCGAGCAGAGGCAACGAAAGGCCAAACACGAAGATGCAAGACTTTAGTATGAAATAATCAGATTCCAGAATGGGTTATTGAATAGGAATCTAATTCTTGTAAGCCTTCACAACATCCTCTAGTAGGGACATTGGAATATCCGCTGGAGTACGGGGGACCGGAGGTGCAGTACCCGTCCTAATGTCTTCTTGGATAGGTGGTGCTGACGGTGCAGAACTGCCGTCCCCACTGCCATCCATCCCAGATGAGCCACTTTCGGGTGCAGCGAGAGCCGATGGAATCTCGTCTTCTCTACCAGTATTGCTCTCACCGGAATTGACTGTTAGAAGCTGGAAGTTATCAAATAGCACGGTAAGTTCTGGATACAACTCAGGCAGCAGTGTTGGCGCAAAGTTGCGAGGATCGGCCATTACGACCTTCTCTAGAATCCTTCTACGCCGCTCATCGTTGACTGGATAATCGTCCATCTCAAAGCCGTTGGCCCGCAGGTAAGAAGTATCTGACAGGGCAAGACGATCCCACGCGCCGGTTGCAGCCGGACCTTCATCCTGTCGCGCCGACAGCATTCTGGAATCAAAGATCAACTCAAATCGGAGTGCTTCCTCGTCGGAGAAACCCTCAAACTCAATGAGCATTGGTCGCAAGTAGGCAACCGTTATGAACTCGGCAATCATTTCACCAACAGGATTTACATGCTTCCCTATTAGGTCCGAATCGACGTTGTAGGAAGACCAGTGATTGAGTCCAGCCTTACCTCCAATAATCTCTGGCGGGGCATCCAAACCTTTAGCAAGCCGGTCAAGCAACTCCATTCGCAAATCGTGATAAGTGCCATCCAGGTCTTGTGCAAGTTCGACTAAACGTATTTTGTCGCCATACTCGGCAGCACCACGCACCACTAGCGGAACTAGCCCTGCCGCAGAAGTCCTGTCACGCACAGGTGCAGACATGTGTTCAACCAGCGTTTCGATGAACTCGTCAATGTCATCGGTATCGTCGGGTGCTTCAGTCTCGGAGATTGGTCCGAAACTCATTTCTTCTGGAACAAACAGCAAACCCGATGACAACCGAGATTTTGCGATTGAGTCAACTACTTCAGAGAGAACAACCAACTCACGGCAGATCGGTAGAACTCGCTTCATCGGGGAGTCTGCTCGAGCCGAGAATCTTGGGTCCGGCCTCCACAGCCTTGCTATGAATGCTTCAACATCGACGAAACCAGCATCCCCATCAGCAGTTCCCGCAGCGTTGCGTTTGATCTTCTGACCGCCTTGGCCCCCAGTGACGCGCACTTCCTCGGTTGAAAGAAACTCCCAAATGAAACCAGCGGCCCTATCGAACTTGTCCTTTATCGGTGTCCCCAGCAGGAAACTTTCTCCGGCAATCTGTAGGTGCATCGCAGCCCTACGCTTTAGTTCCTTCTGACCGCCAGAAGGTCCAGTAAAAGCCGCCATGACTCGGTTGGCTTCAGGATTTGTTGATTCCTGTATCTCAAGATCAGACAAGTCGGGAGACTTCTCTACGATTCTGAGTTCAGATGTCGCCACAAGGTTGGCAACTAGGTTGTTGAGATAGCCAATCTCACCGATTAGCTCATTGAAAGAAAACGCATCACGTTGCCATTCGTGGCCCCTCCTAAGCGGGAGATTCCACAGTTCGACACGCGCTAGTGCAGCAGACGAAACCGACGCAAGGTTTGGTTGCGGGGCGATCATCGCAAACTCGGCACCCGATTGTTGGTTCCATCTTGAAGCGCGTGGCATATACGGATGCTACTAGACGGATCATCCACATATGGGTTAGCGGTGCTTTACGTTCCCATCGACCACAAGCTCAGGACAGACCACCGGCTCAACATCCAACCACCGGAACAACGCATCAAAGCTCTCAGGAAACATCAAAACTTCCTCATAGATCAACGGATAAACCCTGATTCCCCTTGCGACCGCCCAAGTCAATATCCGCATCTGAGCTTGAACGATGTTGGCTTCAGCTTCCTCACGGCAAGAGGCAATGCCACGATCCACCTGCGAACCAATCGTTGACTCAAAAGACCTCAAAACTAAAACAACCGCCTGCGGCCACTCCCCGCCAAAGTCAAAGTCTGTCGGCCAATGCGACATCCACTTATCACCCGACGGCATGGACCAATGGCGTGCCACTACCGCAGGATTTGCTTCTAACCAGCGAGACACAAACCTTGTCGCAGACCCAGCAGGGCCTGTTACGACTACATTCACATGATCGCTCACGCAATCCACTCTCCGACCCACACTGATTCAGCCCACCCTGCTTCGCCGCCATAGGGAAGAATCTGAACCTCAGAAGTTTGCCGCCAATGCGATCCATCCCTGACTAACGTGCAAGCACGATCAGTTCCTGTCTGACCACCAACCAACCACTCGTCCAACGGTGGGTTGCATCCCGTTGGGACAGTGACAATCAGACGGCCCCCTGGCGCAAGCACGGAGCGGAGATGATGAATAGCAGCTACCGATCCACCGGCCTCGCGAGGTTTCTCATCCCAACGGACATGCTCGAGTGTTGAGATAGAAAATATCTGATCCCAAGAACCAGTGACATCGAATACGTCAATGTTCAATACGCCAGGTGCTTGCTCCCAGCGGTCTACGACAGCGCTCTCTGGCGCATCGGGATAGTGGGCAAGGACGTTTCCTACTTCAAGCATCGACCCTTCACGTTGCAACCAGTGGCGAACAATAGGAATCTCAACCGCCCGCTCATTGAGTCGGGTTGTGTTGTACTCGAAGTCAGCGTAAGCAAGAACATGACCCCAATAGGTGAATACTTCCATGCGCTATCGTGCCTTCCTGCGATCAGTTGTCTTGCGAGGCAACTGCCTACGCTCAGGTGTTTGCCTGCGTTCAGGCCCGCCGTAATCAGACATCGTAGTCAGGAATATCAAGAAAGACCGGCAGAACCACCATGTCAGTTCCCAACACTGACTCCAGCAGTTCAAGCTCAGTGAGTTTTGTAACAACCCGCTCGTAGTCCTTCGCAGTCAGAACGATGTACGCCCCGTAGCCATTCCACTCATAGAGAGCCTGCTCGATTGAACCTTCCCTGCCGATACCATCCTCTTGAATCGGAGTCTGCTCCTGCAAGGATTGAGTGACCATATCTTGATTGAAGGGTTCGTTCATATCTCTATCATACTTAGTCAAAATGTTTACCTGTACTCAGAAACGATGCCGGCAGCGGGAAAGCCGCGAGATAACCAACTACAGACAAGAACCTCGAGAGAAGGTCTGACAACCATCGCAGAAATACCAGCGCTTGAAAGATCGTCCAGCCATCCACGCTGATCTTCGGTTAGTCGGCCTAACTCTTTCTTCAACTCTAGACAGGCAAAACCGAAATCGGGGTGGACTAGCGCCATATCTGGAAAGCCCTTCGCAGCAACGTCGCCAACAAACATGCCAGGCTTTACCTGCCGACGGGAATCGTGGAAGTGAGCGACACGCCATCCGTAAAGGCGTGACATGGCTATCATCCTGCTCTGTAACTGCTTCTCGGATACAACACGAAAAGCCTTTTCTTCAGCAGTCAATCGTTGGTTCACTTGTCACCGTCATTTATGTTTATGAGCATCTCAACAGTCTGGTCAGCGGTGAAGG